CAGCCTCACCTGGACACTTGCACAGCCCGTGGTTCTCGGACTGCCAATCCACTTGGCCTACGATCTCTTCAGCTTGCCGTTGTGCTGTTGTCATAGAAATTCAGTCGGGATCTTGGTGTATTCGGTATAATCATGGATGCAAGCTTTACTTATTGAAACCCTTGATTGAGTTCCAAACTTATCAAACGGAACAATCAATTTGAATGCAACACCCAGGTCTTGATTAAGCCCAACAAGAAACCAGTAATCAGACGGGAACGTATCTGGATCGGACGTTGCCTTGAATCCGTAGCAATTTTGCTTGGATGAAAACGTGGCAGTCTTTATGTGGAATCCTCTAAATGTTCCATCATTCATTGCGACTATCCGATCTATCTTTGTGTGCGGATTGATTGACCTCCACGCATTCAACCCATTGCTGATTGCCCATATATCAAACTGCAACTCACCTATCTCGCCGACTTTGTGCGAGTAGTGCATGGCATCAATTGACAATGCTGTCGTGCTTAATGTTTCTGTTTCGGCTGCAAAGCCAAACAGATACTGTTCTGGCTCTTCGGCCAGACCATTAAACATCTTTATCTCTTCACTCATAAAATTCAAACTGGCTCTGATTCAAGGGGTAGACACACTGAGGAAACGCCCGATGCAAGATCTCCTTGCATACCACAACGCCAGTTAGTTATTTGCTTTCTAGTTCTATTGCCTTTTTGGATGCCTCAACAATATCCTGCGCTGTTATATTCCGCAGGGCGTTACACCAGTACTGGGTTCGAGGGGTTTTATTGCTCGCATCCTTACACTTAGCTTGTGGCAAACCAGCGTGAGGTCGGCAAGGTGCGTGTGGGCAGGTATCGGGCTTGAACACCGACACGTTCTTAGGGTAGAAACTAACACGATCTTTTGGATCGTAACTTCCCCACAACGACACACAAGGCGTATCCAGCCCAGCAGCCATGTGATTGACTGAACTGTCTGGTGCAACAACAAAGTCAGCCCCGCTAATAATCGGGAACAGCGAGCGCACAGCCTTGGTGCAGTTAAATAAGTCAATCACTCGCGGATGATCCACCTTAAAGTTGTTTGAGTTATCCAGCCCGATAATCACAGCGTGATGTTTCGGGTAAGCCTCAAGCAACGCCAGCACTGCTTCCTGCCCCATCGTTGGCGGGTAGGTGCGGGTCGGACCACTGGAAGAAACGTGGTAGGCAAAGAACGGACTAGGCAACGGCCACTTGCCCATCGCCTTCAACTCTTCGTGGTCTGGCTCAATGAGATGTAGGACTGGCTTGCAATACTTCGCCATCGTCTTCTCATCCCATACACCCATCCACTCGTAGATCCGCTGGTAGCAGTTGCCACCGCCAGTGCCTAGCTTCGTGTTGCCAACCTGACCGCTGAACAGATCGTCAGTAGGTAAGTGAGCATCGAATGAATCCCACGCCTCCAGCGAGGACGGCAACGGCCACAGCTTTGCACCCAGCCCAGCGTAGAGAGGCAGGTTACGAGCAGGCGCGTAAACCTCCACAACACCACCCGACTCCTGCACCAAATAGTTAACGAAGGCAGTAGCGATGATCGCGTCACCAATTGCACCAGCGCGGTAGACGGCTGTTGCGCCACCAGCAGCGCGCCCCTTGTAGTACGGCTTGATCTTGTGTGGGCAAGGGATTGAATCGTCCCAGGTTGGTCCAGTTAGCTCATCTGGCAACACATAGGTAGTGCGTGGATAGAGCATATTGTCATCGACTTTGTGAATTGCGTTAGTGTTGTTTGTCCATAGTTTCATTTGGCCTGCCTTTCTATTTAGTTTGTTTTAATCAGTCAATCTTTTTCATTCATCCCCCGCTACCTCTTTGCACACCAGGCTGGCTGCATCCACCATCGTGATAATCTGGATCATATCCACCGAACGTCCGTGAGTGGCGCGGTTACGTTCCAGAACAAGCTTCTCCCTGGCGATGGCAAGCATATCCCTCGCCCACTTTAATCTGTTTTTGGCCTCTACATTCATTGTGTATCCCTTTCTTTAATGTCGTAGTAAAAAGAATCTGTATCCTCAGTCACCCACTTATCGGACTGATTCTCCACACTGGGCAACTTTGTATCAACCCGAAACTGCTTTAAGTTATCTGGCAACTTTTTAGTAACCCAATTGCTATCCCGCCAGAAGATGCGGTTGTTAGGCATACAGAGTAAGTAGCCATCGTCACCAGCGAAGACATGACCGCACTTGTAGTCGGATGGCTCATCGCTGTAGGGATTGTTGAACCAATCCACAGTAAACAAGTATGTGCCCCAAACCTTGGTCGCATCCCGTAGAAGTATCTGGGCGCGATGGTAGGCAAGGAAACTGTACTCGGTAACGGTCACGTTCTCGCTGAAGCAATCCCAAAGCTGTTTATAGTTGAATGGGATGTCGGCCTCTGGCTCGTGCGTGTATATCTCCGACAGCGGTACTCGACTCCGCAGCATTCCAGAGTCAGTCATAACGTGGAAGGTTAGGATCGCACCAGCGCAAGACTGTAATGCGAACACATAAACGTTGTAAAACTCCTCGTCCGACTCGGTCTTGGTGAAGAATGACTTTCTCACCATAGCCTTGAAGCCAGGGATGTTCTCGTTGAGCGTTGCCATTATCGCCAAGCAGGTCCAGTAAACCAAGCCACCAACACCCAGCGTGTTCCCCATATAGGCGCACGCGCACGATGCTCTAGGTATGATGGAAACCAGCAACCTGCTCCCTGCTCTCTGAGAAACTGAGCGTTCTCCGTATCTGCCTTAACCTGCAAGCCTCCACCGATATACTCCTCTGGTGCGGACAGGTTAACCACAGCAGTCAGCTTGCGTACTGGTGCTTCTGACGTGTAGGTGTCGTAGTGCCAAGAGAACTTCTGTAGTGGGCGGTATCGCAGTATCTGCAACTGTTGGATGCCCTGGATGTCGAAACGCCATGCATCGGCATTGATGCTTTCCGTAATCTCGCGCATGATATTGTAGATCCAGTTATGATGCTTGGCGTAAGGTATCCAGCACGATGAGCAAGTTCGCGTACGCGATACCGTACGGGTCACTCCATCCTTCGACAGCACTGGCGCACGCTTCATCCCGATCACTTCCGCATCCTGGCGCAGCATCTCGCACTGCGTCTTGGTTAGGACGTAGCGATCCACTGATGCGGTCAACACCTTCTGCTTAAACTCGCTCATTTGATCTCCTTGGATAACTCAAGCAATGCTTGGTTTAGCGCGTACTCAAAGCACGCCTTCTTGTCTTTGACAATATGCTGGCGGCCAGCCTCTGCCATAGCTTCGTACAGATCATCGTCAACATTGACTGTAATCTTGACCGCATCGTACTCCTCAACCTTTAGAAGTTTAATATGCTTTCCAGCTTTTCTTTTCCTCATAGGTCCAGTTCCTTTTTTATGTAGTCAATCAATTTGAAGATGATGTACAACGCACAGTAGATTGCCGACAAAGTCAGCGAACTGTAAAGCACAAACCAACCTATTACCCAAACAACTCCAGCCAGATCAAGTAGGCAGAACATAGTCGTTTTCCTTTAGTTTCCTTAACAGCGTTCTATTATCTATCTGCACCCCGCTGGCTCTGCACCACCAGGAGACAACGCCAGTCTTAAAGTCACGCAGTAGCTTCTGCACCTCGTGCGAGTTCTTATATTCCAACGCATCGTTGAGTGGCACGCCCGTGTGATCCTTGACAATCTTCATGCCCTTAACCATCCCTCGCTTGCGTAGCATTCGCAGGTCGCGGATAGCTTGGAGTGCAACCTCTCCAGCCAACTGCTGCACCCTGTCATCGTAATCACCGCGACATAGTTGGGTCGATCTCAACGGCCCAGCTCCACCAGCTTCGCTTCGTCTTCTTTAATCTGGTTAGATAATCTAGTTAGATCGTTCGACTGCCCAGCGTAATGAATAATCATCGCATCCTTGTAGCGGTCCAATCCAAAATGCGACTCCACGCTGGTCATACAATTGAATGACGGGTCAAGCTCGGTTAGCGGGATGTTCCACAGGTGCGCCATCACGTTGAGCCAAGTCTGCTCGGCAAAGTGGTTAGGGTGCAGACCAATAGGCGGCATTGATAGGATACCAACGGCCTTGGTATGAACTACGAACACGCCAGTGTTTACATAGAACTTCGGCTCAATCACTCCACCGAAAGCTCCAGCCAGCTTGACCATCTCTGGCTTGCGATCCAGATAAGCTCCCTCGTCAAAGGCACAGAACACGCCAGCGTCTTCGGCTAAGTTCGGGCAATCGTTTGCAATCAGAACATCAGCGTCAACGAATGTGACTTGGTCATAGCCCTTAGTGGCCATGATGTTTCCAATGGCAGACTTGGAGTATTGGGCTGGATGCGTGAGAGGCTTGTCGATCAGAATGAAGTCAGTGCTATGGCGTTTGCAGTACGCCTCCATCCTCGGCCTAGTAAGATCAATAATCTTCTGCCAATCCTCACCGAACGATTGCGTGACTAATGCTTGTTTCATTTGTCGTTACAATCGTAGTCTTCCCAAGTGAACTTCCAGCAGGCTTCGACCGCTTCATCCCTTGAGGCATAAGTATCAAAGTGCGACCAATCCTCTTCGTTGCCTTCGCCAGCTTCGTCAATGTAAACCGCCCACTCTGGCTTGCCGTCCTCGTCCAACTCTTTCTTAATCCATCTCATAGTCTCGTTACCTCTTTCTTTATTTGCGCCAACGTGAACAGGCATCGTACCAGCGCGCGCTCCAAGTGGTCAACGCTTGTTTCGCCGTTATTATCTGGACAAGGCGATGACTTGTGTAATTGCATCTGTGCTGTGGCCAAGTGCCGGACGGCTCTGGCAATATGGTAATCGTGAGTTGGCCTATCCTTCTCCAACCAATCGCCGTAGCCAGACTTATCCGATCCTTTGCCCATCACGCGCCACACAATCTCCTGTGCAGCGTTTCCCATCTCTTGGATTGTTGGTGCAGTCATTTCTTTCTCTCCTTTATAGTAAACCACGCAATCATTAAGAAGAAGGCAGCATTCAGCAATCGAAGTACTATGTCAGTAATTTTTATAAATAAGTCCCATGCTGGGGCAATTAAACTCCAATCATTCATTTTGCAAGCCTCCTATAGAATTCGTCCAGTAATCCTTCTAGCCAAAGCACGTCTTGTGGGTCAATCATAATTTCATCCCAGGAGGTGTGTAGCCCTTGACCCAAGCCCATACCTTCTGCATTGCACAGAAGGCAATGCCAGCTTGGTAGAGTTCGTCTTCGTCCCACACCTTCGTTGTTAGCTTGGTAGCATCGTTTGATGCTAGGACCACCGACACGCAGGCGCATTTAGGATTCTCGCTTGCGGCGCGGTATGCCCATAGCTGGGCGCAATCTGTATCGTAGAATGGATCGTATTTGGGGTTAACCTTGCGATTCTTCAAGTCGATCATTGCATCACCAACACCCTTCATTCTTACATAGGCATCGGATCTTCCAGCATAACCAGCACCGACCAGACCTTTTTCGCACCAGTAGGTTTTCTCAATGTTTGCATCCGCCCACTTCTTAAAGGTTTCGATGTACGGAGCAAGTGTTTCATCTCTGGATACGGCTCTTCCCAAGAGGATGTTCTCCATTTCCGTGTGCATTTTCGTGCCGTGTTCAGCTGCTTTCGTTGTTGATTCTTTAGAGTCCTTAACCACTCTTCGAGCGTAGGTTTCGAGCGTTTCATCTGCCTCCTTTGGAAGTGTGAGCGAGGACATAATGGCCTGCTCTATCTTCCACGCCGTCAATTGCGGCTTATCCATAATGCCAAGCACGCTGGTTACGGATGGGTACAATCCCATCTGGCGCGCATCGGCTACGGTTGTGTTTCTTTCTTTTCCG